CTAGGTCTGATTGTTTCTTCCAAGTTTTGTTTCTGCCTACTTCATTTGCTTTTTGTACAAGCTCTTCAGCTTCACGCAAGCTCATAGAGTTTGGTGATTTAGCCATTAATTTGCTTCCACATTTTCATCATTCATTTCATACACAGTACGGCAATCACTATTAGAACATATAAGTTGTGTTATCTTATGTTCATCCATAGACTGTTCTGCTTCAATATGAAAATCTATAGATCCACATTCTGAGCATCCAAAGATTTCTCTCTTTGCAAAAGTCAAAATATTCTTGTTCATGCATTCTCCTCACACATCTGTATCGTCTAACTCGTTGGTTAATTTTCTTCTTCGACTACACGATGCAACACAAACATCTGTCGAAGTAAAAGAGATCTTCTCGTGGATGAAGTAATTGAAACTAAAGACACAGATTAAACTTATTATGTTGACTGTGATTAGCTTCCAGCTATTGGACAAAGTAAACTAGCTAAGTTTAATTTTTATCCTGTATTTGCCTGTAAATTTCTATCCATGATAACCTCCCTTTATCTATTAATTAAATATAAAATTTCCGATATTTTCATTGCTGTTGCTTTTGCAGTTTTTAGATCAGGTGTTACACCTTCTCTGTATGTTACTAACAAAACTCCCCATGCATCTTCGGATGACATTATGGGGCATGCAATATTTGGTACATCTCTATCAAGAGAAGTACATTGACTTAAAACAAAATGACCAATCACATATTCGTCACCTTCCATCCAATATCCTGTGGGTAAAAGATCTGCGCTGTTTCTTGGCTCAGTAAATAATGGAACAATGTTTCTGGCATCTACCCAATCGTATAACCATATTGAATCAATATCTCTGTCAGATCTTAGAAGCCTAGTCATAAGATCCTCTACTTTAGTTTTCTTTTCAGGATCGTTCTCATACACTTCTACTATTGGGATCTCAGTATCTTCTTCAACACCAAGACTGAGGTATTGTTGAAAGCCTATATATCCAATAACAGCGACAATAATAAGGCTTGTAATTTTCATTACAAATGCTGACCAAGATTGCTCTGGTGATATTATTCCTTTTATTGCATCAATAATTTTATCCATCATATTACTTTCTCATCTTCTCAATAGATCTGGACCCAAACCAAAAACAACAAATGCTGGACATTAATCCAGCATCGTAATCCGTAAAGATCTTATCTATTACTTTATATAATTCACCACCATCCATGTAGAGCTGGACAACAGCTAATAGTTTTACTGCTAACCACAATATAATAATCATGTAAGTTACAATTGGTCTTACTGTAGAGCCTAAAGTTACAGACCACTTGCTTGCTTTTGATTGTATTGTTTGTGAATGCGCATAGACACCAGTCACTTCTGCTGTGTCTGTTTTTGCTTCCTGTTCTTGTACTTTAAATTTAGCTTGGGCTTCCAACATTTTTAACTTAAAAGCATTTTCTTGTTTTGCCTTAAAGATATCTATGATGGAAGGAACAGTTGATCCAGCGAAGCCGATAAGACTTCCAAGGATTGAGAACATTAGTCTTTGTTGCTTGTAGATTCGATTGTTATTTTTAGATCTGTTTCTGCTGGTGTTACAGTAGAAACATTTACACTACCCGGTTCTGCACATGCAGTAATCAAAATAGCAATCATAATTGTAATTAAATATTTCATAATCTCTCCTTATATGTTTTGTATTACGACTAAGACAGTCCCACCTAGGACTGAAAATAATGTTGCAAATAAAAGATACTCTAATCTTTTTACTCTGCTTAAAGTTTCTATTGATAAGCTTTCACATGATCGTTGATGGTCCATAAGAGCTTGTTCTAAGACCGCTACTTTTTTATCTATATCTGCAACAGTTGTTCTAGGCATTATGAAGCTTCCGTCTCTTCAATTTCACCAGATGGATGAATAGTTATAATTTTACCATTTTGATATTGTATAACTTTTGTAACAGGCTCATTTGTGTACTCGTCATTTTCATCTACAAGTGGATTACCTTCCTCGTATGAAACAACAAAGTCTGGATTTAAAGTAAAACCATCTTCTAAAGTGTAACAATATTTAAAGCCTTCAAAGTCTTCTGGTAAGGCATGTTCAATATCTTCATGTATTGTTGCGTTTTCTAAATTAAGATCACTGTAAAAAAAGAAGAAATGATTTTCATTTCCTGATCCATCACCATCAACATCACCTCTTAATCCAATTTTTTTAATACCATTTTCATCTGTAACTTCTTCCATAACAATGCCTTCGCTTGCATTACAAATGACTGCATTATCAGAATTTGTTTTTAAAATTGTAGTCACTTTTATCTCCTATAAAAAATCTGGTTTAGTTGGAAACTCAACATCTGGAAAACTTTCTTGTGCTGGTAAATCTCTTAATGCTTGTCTATATGTTGTAGCTTCTGTTTTTTGTTCTTCCGTTAGAGAATTATCGGACAACATGGTCCAATCACTTTCTAGTAAAAGATTATTTCTTTGTCCTTTTTTAATATAAATTTTATTCGATAATGTGTTTGGGTCTTCTTTATTATCTACTTCAATCGTAATAAATTTTTGTTGGTAACATCATATACTTGTTCTTGTGCCATAAACTTATCCTTTAATTATTGCGTAAAGTGAAATTATACCTTCGACAAATGTTCCACTTGAAGGGTAAATATAAAATTGAGAAATATAATCCTGATTAGTAAAGGAGTTTGCATTACCTCCCACTCCCATATCAGTCATCATATAAGAAGTGTTGCTTCCATGTCTTTGTGTTGCTTGGTATCTGTAACCTAAATTTTTAAAATTATTTTCCCAATGAATATCAAAAGCTAATCTTGGAGAATAATCCGAGCCATTATAATTTTGAATTGGCTGTTGACTTCCGACATATAAATCATTACCCACCATACCAAATTGTAAATAATCAGACCAATCCCATGT